TCACTTCACCGCCGCCTTAATCGCCGCAACATGCGCCCGGCAATCCTGCCCGGACTCCCAAAGCGACACGATATACCGCGCCACCACCGCCTGGCTGCTCGCCTCCGGCACCGCCGGGTCGGCCGCGCAGGTCAGCAGTTCGGGCGAAATTTGCGGGGTCAGCGTGACAATCCGGGTGACCGGCTGCGGCGCCGCGCAGCCCGCCAGCAGCAGCAAAAGCCAGAAAGCGCGGTTCATGGCGCGCCGCCCTGCAATTCGCGCAAACTGTTCAGCGCCTGGGTCAACACCGGGGCCACCGGCGCGTCATTCCCCGCGGGTGCGGCGTTTATGCTATCCATAATGCCGCCCGTCGCGGTGCTGGTTTTCAGCGTCTGCGCGTCCAATGCCGCAAGCGACGCCGCGTCATTTGCCTGGGCCGTTTTATAAGCGGCAATGGCGGCGGCGTTCGCCTGATTCGCCTGTTCCAGCGCGATGTTCTTGTCATTCGCGCTGGTCAGCTCATGCCGCAACGTAAAAACGTAAAGCGCCACGCCAAGCAGCGCGCCGGCAATCGCCAGATAAGGCGCCGCCGGCCCCAAAAATTTGAGCAAAATGGCTGGCATGTCAGCTTCCTTTTGTTAGAGAGATTGGTTTGGTGTCAGATGCGCGCGCAGGCCAAAACCGGCGGCGGTGGCACCCAGCAAAGTGCCGAAGCCGGTGCCGAACGCCATGGGGTCAAACGCCTGGCCGCGCACCACCACGGCATAGACCTGCAACCCGAAAAACACGCCAGCGCCGATCAGCGAAATAAGCGCCTGTTCATCGGCGCCGCCCCGCCCGTCGCCCACCAACTGTTTGAGAAATGACTTCATGCGTTGATCTCCGCCGCCAACGCGATCAGCCGGCGCGACCACCCAAGGCCAAAATTGCCCCAGGTCGGCAGCCCGGTCGAAAAATTCAGCCGCCGGACAACGGCCTCGCGCGCCAGAGCCGCCGCATCGCCCCCCCTCACCGCCGCCAGCGTCGCCGGGCCCATGACTCCATCCGCCGCAACACCCGCAGCCTGTTGCAGCCAGATCACGGACCGTTTCGGCCCTGCATTCACCGCCGCATCAAACGCCACCAGCGCAATCGGCCCCGGCAACGCATCGCCTTGAATCGTCGCCCAATAATCTTGCTTGTAAATCGCCGCCGCCTCGTCCTGCGTCAGATTGGCGATATCAAGATTCGGATAAGCCGCCGCGCTGATGCCAAAATTCGTGCCGCGCAATTCCCCCTTGCCGATTTCGCCGCCCGTCCAATTGCCCGGATCAGACGGATTGTTGGTAAAACCGCCCTCAAATCCAAATGTAAAGACAACGCACCGGGCAAAATTATCCATGGTAAAAACTCCCGATCAAACCGCCGCAAACGGCGGATAACAGGCTGATGATCATCATGCTCAATCGCCGCTCGGCATCCCGCTCACCGCGGATGCGCGATAAATCCGCCCGCATGTCGCCAAGGGCCGCCACCAGTTCATCAATTTTCATGAACAGCTTGCTAATCACCTGGTCTTCCTGCACCAGATACCGCACGCGCCAGGCTTCCAGTGAATCAGATTTCGCCTCCAGCGTGCTGATATCCTGGCGCATCTCGGTCACATCACCGCGCAAGGCAGCAATATCCGCCCGCAGAATCGCCGCAGAGTCAGTCTCCATATTTTTGTCCCTCAATCTTCCGTATCGGACAGGGTTATCGGGTAAAACGTCGCCTGCAGCGGCAGATTCACATTCCAGGCAGACCCCAGATCATTGCCGATGTTCCAGTTCGCGGGCGGGGTGATGCTCGCCGCATTATCCGTCACCGCATCACCCCGGCCAATCTGCGTGCTGCCATAGGGATAGAAAAACAATACGTTAGCGGACGGATTGGTGATCGCGGATGCCAGCGTGACGGACACATGCGTTGCATCAATCCGCGAAACCGCGGTCGCCGTAATGATATTGCCAGGGGTCGCCACGCTGCCGCCATCCATCACCGCAAACCCAGCGCCACTCGCTGCCTGCAACGGCACAATCAAATCGTTTCCGGAATCATGGCTGATGGTCAGAATGATTTCGGTGTTGGATGCGCGATACACATGGCTAATCCGCGGCCCGCCATCCACCGGCAACCCGCTCGATGGCAACGCCGTGGGCGAAATCGTATCCGCCAGCCCCAGCGTAAACGCCGCCCGGCCCGCGGCATGCGCGCCAATCCGCCCGTAACGCAGTAAATCCGGCTGGTCGCGATGTTCATTATCACCGCCGGTAAATATCCCCGTGGTCGGATCATACGCCGCATTCAACGGATTCGAATCGGCTGTCTGCGCGGCAAACACAATTATGTTGTTCTCGGCCACAGCCGACAAATCCGCGATGGTTTCCCGCACCATCTGCACGCCGTCATTCGTCTCATACGGTATCGCGTTCCAGGCCAGCAGCGGCAGCGTCGCCGCCGTCCGTCCCATCAGGCTGCGGGTCAGGGACAATAGCCGCAGCACCGTGCCTTTGTACAAAGATTTATTACTATACGGCATCGTACTATCCTGCTCGGACCACGGCCAAATCAGAAACGCGATGTCCGCTTCATCAATCGCGGAAACCGTGCCCGTGCTGAACAACGCGCTGATAGCGGCGAAATCCGGCCCGCCCGCCCAACCAGACGGGTCCGACCCATCGCCCGGATTGATCAAAAACGTGCCGTTATCCGGCCCAGGCGCAAATAGCGGCGGCGAGGAGTTGGAAATCGGGTGGCCGGAAATCACCGAATACCGCGCCGGCGTCGTGGACCCGCCGGCCAAAACGCCGGAGAACGCATAAGACGCGGCGCCGACATACCAGGCAATGCCCTGCGCCAGCGCGAGCGGCCCGCCGGCATTGATGAACCAGGCGGCATTGGACTGACCCATCACCAAAATCATAACGCCCTTGCGCGCCCCCAGCGTCCAGCGCGCCTGGGCGGCAATCAATGTCGTTACATCCGCCGCGCTGAGCGCATGTTGCCAAAGTGCCGCTTCATGAAACCAGCATTGCGCGGAGCCCTGAATGCTGCCGTCGTGCAAAAGCAGCACCTGCGCATTGGCACTGGCGGGCAGCGGGTTGGTGACAGCGGTGGCCACCTGCACGCCATCCAGCCAAACATCCACGCCCACACCGGGTGTATTCCGCAAAATGATCGCGTAAGAATGCCGCCGGGCCAGCGTGGCGGACAGCACAATCTGAGACGCCGTCGCCGGAAACAGCGTCAGATTCGTCCCCTCCGCGCTATCCGCCTGCAAAATCGTCGTGTTATTCGCGGTGCAATGGATCAGCGGGATCGGGCTGTTATCCACGTAATACGTGCCCTGCCGCCAGTTCGGCCGCGTCCAGACCAGATAAACCGTCCAGGCCGCACCGGCGCCCAGCTCAAACCCCGGATGGCTAAGCCCCCAATCCGGATCGAGGCTAGGACCATACGCCACCACCGCCGGATCGGGTGCGCCCACCGCGCCTAAATACCCATTTACCCGTGGCACCGCGAGGGTCGCGGTGGGCGAAGTATCCGCACTGATGTGAAACGGCGTAAGCGGATTGCCGCTGCCGGTCTTGTCCCGCACCGCGCCCACCACCGCATTGCTGGCGGTCAGCGTGCCACCGTTCACATCCTGCAACCCGCTCAGCAGCCCCGCATCCCACCAACCGGACAGGCCGGCAATCGCGGAAGGGTACGGCCCGGTAAAAGTCCCCACGGGCGGTATGCTGCCAGCCGGCAGCGGCGCGATCAGCGCGCGCGTTTTCGCTCCGATGGCCAATGGACCACCAGGCACAGTGAAAAGCAGGGTCATTTCGGTTCAGCTCACAGTAAAGGTAAAGCTGCTGACGGTCGCATCAGCCCCCGCCGCCGTTTCGATCCAGATATAATAGGCCCCAGCCGCGGACGGCGTGTTGCCGTACACCGCCCAGAATGTATTGCCCTGCAGCAGCGTCGCCGCCGTCCACCCGCTGGTCGGCGGCGTAATGTTGGAGGTTGAAAACGCTACCTGCACCGCTGTGCCATCCGCCGGCGAAATGCCGCCATTGCACGCCACCGTGCCAACGCCATGGGTAAACGGCCCGTTGCTCGGCGTATTGAAGGTATAGGTCGTCGCCGGCAAAGCCGAAACGGTGATCGCCGCGGAAACCGCCGTAATCCCCGTCGTCGCATCCTTCGCCCATACATAATACGTACCCGCGGCGCTGGGCGTCAGGCTCGCCGAAATACTCCCCGCCGTACTGGTCGCCGCCACCCAGCCGCTCGTCGGCGCCGTCGTGTTCTGCGTGCTCAACTGCACGCTCACCGCATCCGCCGCCGGGCTCACGTTGCCGGTGATGGATAGCGCCGCACCAACCGCGCCGGTGGCGGGTGCGGCGATGCTCAAACTCGCCGCGACAACACTGATCCCGGCTGAGACCGCCTGCACGCCCGTCGCCGCACTCTGCTGCGCCCAGACATACACCGTGCCCGCCGCCGCCGGCGTCAGACTCACGGACCAGGCGCCGCTGCTCACCGTCGCGTTCTGCCACACGGTCGGCGCCGTTACCGCGCTAGTGGACAGCCCCACCCGCACGGCGGCATTACCGGGCGAAACCGCGCCGGTCACCGCAATCGCTGCATTCACGGTGGACGCCGCCGGCACCGCGCCGATCGAGATCGAGGGTGCCAAAATCGCAAAACTATTGGACACGCCGATCACCGCCGGATTCGCGTGGTCGCGCACCCGCAGCGTATAGGTCCCGGCCGTCAGACCCGGTCCCGTGAACGAATACGCGCTTGCGCCGATCACCGGTGCCGCCGCCGCCACCCAAGTCGTCCCGCCATCGGTCGAATAATCCAGAGCCGTCGGCGCTTCATTAAAAATCCCGCCGCTGACGGTAAACGCTGTGCTCGGCGCGGGCGCAGTAATCGTCGCCACCGTAATGGTCGGCGCGTTCGCCACCACACCGCTCCACCACACCAGCGAACCACCCGAATACGCAATCCCATAAAACGTCGCGGACGCACCCGGCGGCAGGGTGGCGGTCCCGGTGCCAGAGGTGATGCCGGTTCCCATTGTGACCGCACCGGCGGACAGGTTGATCAGCGTGCAGGAAAACCCCGGCCCCATATTGGTGAAATTCGCCGTCAGCGTCAGCGCCGCACTCGCCACCAGCAACCGCCCGTTATGGCTGGTCGAATCCAGCACCGTGTTGGCGGTCAGCTCCACCACCGCCCGCTGATAAATCGGCAGCTTCGCCTGCACATAATTCCAAATCGCGCCAAAACCCTGCACGCAAAGCGAGTTGCTGCCCTGGGCGACGAGCAACTCATCGCTATCGGCGGCGGGTCCGGCGGCGGGCAGTTGGTCAATCGTCTGCCCACCCAAAAACTGGCCATAAGGCATCCAGGCGGTGGCGCCATTCTGCCAGATCGCGACATAGTCGCTCGCACCGATGGAGCTTGCCGAATTACCCGCCGCCGGTGCCGCCAGGCCGCTGCCCGTCGCCCCCGTGGCGCCCGTCGGCCCGGCCGGACCCGCGGGGCCAGTCGCCCCTTGCGGCCCCGCCGGCCCGGCAATCGCCGATACCGTCACCGAAATCACGCCATTGCTGTCAATGCCGATTCCAGCGCCGGCGGAAAACAGCCCCCGCAGCGCCGTCACCGGCAACAGCGCCGGCGTGTTGCCGGCATTGATCACCAGTTCGTCGCTCAGCGAAAAACTCCCCTGCACCGGAAAGTCCGCATGGTCGGCCCCCGTCGCGGTCAGGTTGCCGATGCTCAAATTCAGCCCGGTCCCCACCGTAATCGGCTCCGGCGCGCCAGCACCCGCACTCTGCCTGCCCAGCAAATCGCCAGTCGGCACCGTGATCAGCGGGTTCAACCCAGCCGTCAGCTGCGCCGTCGTCACCGAGTACAGCAGCCCCGCCTGGCTAAGCGGTAACAAATCGGTCGGGCCAACGGTGGCCACCGGCGGCAATTGTGCAATCGTTGTCATGTTTCGCTCCGATGTTCGGCGTTAAGCCACGGCAACCCAGTTGGTTGATCCGGTTCCGGATTGTTTCACCCAGAACGTCGCCCCCACGCCGCCATTCAGGTTCCGAAATGTCGATCCCGCCGGCGCCGAAACGGCATTCAGCGGCGACCCGCGGCCAATCAACTCCACCGCGCCGGTCGACTCCGCGTCGGACAATATCCGCACAACCCCTGTTCCCGCCGGATGCAGAGAAATGTCGCCGGATTGGCTCCGCAGCGTCACGCTGCCATCGCCATTCGGCGACACGTAATCGCTTTGCGTGAACCGCGCCGCCCGCCAGCCGCCATTATTGCCCATCCAGTCGATGCTCGCCCCCGCCGGAACGGTAAACGCCGCCCCCGTCCAGTTGCTTTGCGCCGGCGAACTCCCCGCCGCGCCAAAACTCACCGCCGCCAAACAATCGATCGTCAATTGCCGGTTCTGCGGCACCGGCAGCCCCACTTGCACGGTCGCTGTCGCACCCGTCCCATTGCCGGAAATCGTCGCTGTGGTCCCGGCGCCATAGCCAGACCCAAACGCCGTCATCTCAATCCCGATCACCTTGCCGCCATAAACCCACACAATCGCGCTCGCACCCGTCCCGGTTCCGGAGAACGAAACCGTGGCGCTGGTGTAACCGGTCCCGCCATTGGTGACCTTCGCAAACGCCACGGACCCAACAGCGCCCGCCATCTGCGAGGTGACAATGCTTTCAACCTTGGCAGATGATTGTGAAATCGTAACCGTATCGACAATATCCGGAATCGTCAGCGTATACACGCCGCTCACAGACACCGGATTCACCGGCCAACGCGGCGTGAAATTCACCACGTTATTCCGCAAAATCATGCTGTCGGTATATGGGGACAGCGCGTTATTCGCACTCGCCCCCGGCTGCGCGACAATCACATTCTCCGCGATCAACACATTCTGCGGCGCATCACGCAACAAAATCGCCACGGCATTGCCGCTATAATTGATCCAGTTGCCAATGATTGAAAGATCGGTGCACGCCAGCCCGAAATTCACGCCATTGCCATTGGACTCGACATTCTGCACTGCGATCCCGATGCCCGTGCAATCCTGCACAAAATTATTCCGCGCGGTGCAGAACTGCCCGCCGCCGATATTCAGCCCAATAAACGCGCCATTGATGTAATTATGCCCCACCTCGGTATAGATCGAGCCACCACAATCAATCCCGAAAGCCGAGGCGCCGCTCACCATATTGCCGATCACATGGCAATAACCTGTATCGCACAAAATCCCCGCACCACTTCCCGTCACCGCGCTGTTATTGGCGCATAGATTGCCCGAAACCAAAATATTCCGGCCGGAGATAAAAATGCCATAGCTCGTATTGCTGTAACAATTATTCGCGACAATCAGCGCGCCCAGCACATCCGGGTTCGCATTCCCGTAAACATACGGCGTCGTATTCGTCTGGTTGAAATTACCGACAATAACCCCGCACACATTATTCCAGCACGTATTTCCAACAATCTGCAATTCCCGAATCTTCGGCGTGAAACTCGGATCCTGGCTATCCACTTGAATGCCATTCCCGGCATTGTCATGCGCGCGGCAGTTGGTCACGCTCAACGCATCCAGCGCCTGCGCATACAACCCGCTAGCCGCATTGCCGGTGAATTCGCAATGGTCGACATTGTGCTGCGTGATCGTCGGATCGCTGGAGGCAAACGTAATGCCATTGCCGCCGCTCACCCCTTTGGCATTGCGGAACACGCAGCGTGTGATCTGTGATTTCAAACACGTCGATTGCACCAGCACGCCAAACGTATTGGTGGTGATATTGGCATTCGCATCAAAAATAACGCCATCAATGAACGCATTGGCGCTGGCGAGGCTAATCCACGCGGCACTGCCGGACGTCCCCGTCTTCGATTGCGCGCTCCGCAACAAGGTCGTCAGCCCGGGTGTACCGAGCAGCGTGCAGGTGGCGCCGGAGAGGTCGCATTCACCGGCAATCGCATAGGTCTTCGCACCCAACCGCACCGGATTGCCGGAGGCGATGGCCGCCCGCAGCGCGGCACTGTCATCCGTGACCCCATCGCCAACAGCCCCGAAATCCTCGATGCTGATGGCATTCGCGGCCAACGCCGCCAGCGTCCGTTTCGTGGACGCACCGGCCGCCGTCGCCGTCAACGCCCCACCCGGCAGGCCCGAAACATTCCCCATCGCGCCCAGGAAATTGGCGTAGGTCACGCCCACATTCGCGCCCCCCTGGCCGAGCGGCACAATATCCCCCGCCGCCGGCAGCGACCCGCCGGGCAGCGACGGTATCACAAACGGCGCCGCATTCGCCGACAACGTCGTGCCGGTCACGGACAAATTCGCACCGATGGTAATCGGCACCGGCGCCGCATTGCCCGGTCCCACCCCGCCCAGCAGCGTGTTCTGCGGCATGGTGATCGCCGTTTGCAATCCGGCGAGAATTTGCGCCCGCGTCGCGGCCAGCGTCTGACCGTTCTGAAAAATCGGCAGCTCATCGGTGTCCGACACCGAGGTTGCCGGCGGCAGTTGTCCAATTGTCGGCATATGCAGACCCTTTAGTTGGTGGTGAGCGGTGTGCCGGTCGGCCCGGTCAGTGCCTGGCCGCTTGGCGTGGTGAGCGCGGAGGCTGCCGCGGAAACGGCGGCCAGGGCTACCACCGGAAGCGTAATGGTCCGCGCCAGCGTCCGCCCCCCGCTGGTGCTCACCGTCACGGTCACCGCATAGGTCGTCGCTGCCATCCCCGCGGTCAGCCACAGCACCGCCCTGGTGCCATCCGCCGTGGCCGAAGCCAGCGTCAGATCCCCCGGATTGGCCGGCGTGATATTCACATCGAGCGTACTGATCGCATCGCCCGGATTCGCGGTCAGCGCCGGCCCCACGTCAAACACATAATCCAACGTGTCGTTCGGGTCCTTGCTGGGCCAGGCCAGCGGCAAAGACGGCGGTATCTGCGGCCCGCGTGGTGTGGGCACAAAACCGTCAATCTGCACATAGCGCGCGTTGGACGGCAGCCAGAGATGCGTGGCCGGCGTGCTCATGGGGCAAACTCCTCAGTATTCAACAATAACAATGCCGGCCGCGCCGGCGCCGCCGGGAAAGCCCGTCGCCGGGCTGCCGCTGGTCGTGGTTCCGCCGCCACCGCCACCACCGCCATACCCGGTCGCGGAAAAACCCGCCTCCGGCCCGGTCGCCCCTCGGCCATTGCCAGGCCCGCCGCCATCGCCACCCCGGCACGCCACCACGATGGAATCCCCCCCCATCGAGCCGCCGGCATTCACGCTGCCGCCCACCCCTGCCCCGCCGGCACCGCCAGGTTGCGAAAACAACAACGCGGTCCCACCGCCGCCACCGGCCCCGCCTGTCGCGGACATGTAGGTCCCAAAGCTGGAGGTACCGCCATCATTCCCATTGGCCGGCGCGCTCGGCGCCGCACCCCCGGCCCCCACCGTCACGGCAATGCCCTGGCCGGCGGCCAGCCCGCTCACAATCCCCATCGCCCGACCACCGGCACCACCACCCGCACCAGGCATGGAGGCATGATATCCCGCCGCCCCACCACCGCCGATCGCGGTCACGCGCACGGCACTCACCCCGTTGGGCACGGTGAACGTCCCGGCGCTGGTGAATACCGCCATATTCGCAAAACCCGGCCGCAGCGCAGGCAATTTGTAATTCAAAAACGGTGCGTCAATCGCCGTTGCAATCTCTCCCGCCGTAATGCTGGTCTGCCCGTTATTCACGGTGATCACATAAAGCCCTACCCAGCCGGTATCCGTCGCCGGCGTGGTCTGCGCACCGGTCGCCGCCGCGGTACCAGCCTTCAACTGCAACTGCACACGCTGGATGCGCTGCGTGTTCTGCGCCGTCCCGGAATTATCCGGCCCGGAATACGGCGTGCCAGGTGCGGCCGCATTCACATACGGCAACACCACCGGCACCGCATCCGTCTCGGCAAACGCCGCCTCGATCAGATAATTCACGGACTGCCCAGGTGTGGCCGGCGGCGTCAACGTAAAACTCGTTGCCGCCAGGTTGATCCCCGTCTTCACAATCTGGTCCGCCGTATCCGCAGCCAGCGATCCATAAGCATTTGCATCCAATGGCGAGAGCTGCGTAATGCTCCCTGGCCCCACGGTCACGGTCAGCGACGCCGGGGCCGTCGGGCCACACGCCAACCCATCCACCACCACATTACTGCCCAGCACCGCCGCGGTCAGCGCCGCAATCCCCGTCATCGCATTGCGATTCAGGTCGAGTATATCCGTATCCAGCGGGATGCTCCCGGGATAGACGATGTTCCGATCCATGGTTTTTCCTTACGAAGAGATTTTTAACCAAGCGATACTGGCGGTCGGCAGAACCACGGCCGCGGCGGCGTAGATGTCCGCATCCGAAACGGTGCCAGGCAGGTCGCTGTCATTCGCGTAAAACATCGGCGCCGTACTGTACCCGCCCGGCCCCACAACATACCCGCCGGCATGGCTCACCGGCGTCGCATTCGGCCGATACGCGGTAACAAACACGGCAAACGGCGTGTTCCGGCAACCATAACCGCCGGCGGTGTTGTAGCCCAGCGTGTTGGCGCCATACCCGCCAGTATCACCGGCATTCAGCGGCTCGAACACCACCGGCGCGCGGCCGGTCAAATTCGTCAGCGCCGCCACCAACCCTGCCCGCGTCGCCCGCGGTGCGAGCAAATTCGCCCGTATCCGCGCGCTATACGCGGCATCCGCCTCGCCTGCGCGCCTTGGCAACGCGGATCCAAAATAATCACCCGCCGCCAGATCCAAAAATATGCCACTCGCCGTCGCAATCCGTGTCTGCGACTTCACGTTCGTCAACAACGCATAAAGCCCGCTCCACGCCGCCGCCAGGCCTGTCAACACCGCATCCAAAATCGGCGTGGTATCCGCAAACCACCCCGGCGGCAGTACCAGCTTCAGCCGCGCCAGCATGTCATTCTCATCACCGGTCATGACTCAGGCCACCGCCACGCTGCCAGACCGCACCGCCCCAAACACGCCCGGCGACACATCCGTTAAAGCGCCATTCAGCAACACCGCGGACACATTCGTCACTGAACTGGACGCCGCATAAGCCAGCTGCGCGAGGCGCGTATAATTCAATGTCGCCCCAATCCCCAGGCTGGCAATATACGCCTCCACCGCGGTCGCCACCGCCGCCACCGCCGCGCTGTGCGACGCGCCGGACGCCGTGCTCAGCGTCATCGACACATTGGCCAGCGTGACCACCGGCCCCTGCACCGCAAAGCTGGACCCCACCGGCCGAACCGCATCCACCGCCTGCTGCACCGTGCTCAGCAACGCAGCCGGCGGATTGCCGGACCCATCATCCACCGTCACCACAAAATGCCCCATCTGCACCGCACCAGTCTGGTCGACATTCTCGACAATCGCGTAACTCAGCCCCTGCTGAATTCCGCTAATCGCCGCACCGATCGCCACATCCGTCGCCCGCGCCAGGCTGGCCAGATACGTTCCGAACCTGGTACGAAACGCCGTGTCACTTTCCGCATCGGCCCCGCCGGTCAGCGCCAACGCATTGCTCACCGTATCAACGCCAGCCACCGCGCTGCTCAGCACCGCAATCGCCCCCGGCTGCACATTGCCGCTGCTGCCCGCCGCATTCGCCGCCACCGCGACGGTCACGCTCGCAACCCCCGCCGCCAGCGTATAACCATTCACCACCGCACTAAACGCCGCATTCGTCACATCCGCCGTCACCGTAAAACGCAACGTATTATCCGCGGTCGACACATTCGTCCCCGCCGGAATAAACGCCGCCGCACTCGGGGTGAACCGCGAAAACGTCACCGCTCCCACCGCCACCACCGCCGGCAGCCGCGTAAACCCAAAATCCGCGCCAAAACTATCGCAATCCGCCCCCGTACTCGTCGCCAGCCGGGTCGTCGCCAGCACCTGCACAATCAGCCATTGCACCCAAAGTGCGACCGACGCATTGGCCTCCAGGACCGCCCGCAACACGGACCCAACCGTCAAATCGAGCAGGCTTTGCGCCGCGCCCTGAACAGACGCGGCCATGCCCTCAACCAGAGCCGAAAAATTTCGCAGCGATAATTGCATGGAAACCTATACCGAAAATGAGAGGGAACTGGTCTGGCCAGTGTTCGCATCCGCATACATGAGCGACAGCGTCACCGTGCCATCGGTCCCCGCCTCTGTGCTCACCGTCGGCGCGGGTGACGCCGCCACACCAGCCTCCAGCTTCATCTGCGCCAATGTCACACCTTTTATCGCGGCCGGCGCGTTCGGCTGCCCAACAAACTGCCCCAGCCCGGCGCCATAGCTCAGTTGCCAGATATAATCACCCGCATTCGTCAGCAGCCGCCGCAGCACGCGCTGCTGCGTCAACAGCGCGCCATCCGCAAGCGCCAAATCCCCGGTCGGCCCCACCGTCAAATCACCGCCATATTGCAATGCCAAATCGGCCATCACACCGTCACCGTCGGCAACCCGGTCACACCACCCTGCGGATCATCATGCAGATGCGTATCATGCGCATTGCGCAACGCCGCCACCGTCCCGTGTGCGCCATTCTGGTCCGAGATATCCCCGCTCACCACCAAATTGCCCGTCACATTCACCGTTGGCGCCTGCATCGCAATCGTCCCATCATTCTTCAATTTGAAAAAGCTCCCGCTAGCGTGTTGCAGCCATAATTCTCCGCTCGAAACATTCATCGGCTTGTCTACCGCCGACCACACGCAGCCAATCACCACGCCCTGTTCCGAATCCCCCTCCTGGGCGATCACCAGCACCTGGTCCCCCGGCGTCGGCGGCGCCGCCAACCCCCAGCCCGCCCCAACCCACGCAGACAACACCGGCAACCAACCAGACAAAACATTCTCCGGCTGTATCATCACCCGCGCCGCATAAGCGGCCGGATCAAAACTCGACACCAAACCAAACCGCGCCACGCCGCCCATGCCGTCCAAGCCGCCGGCGCGGGCCTTCACGGCGTTCCAGAATCGGTCCATGACTAACCTTCAATTAGTTGACAGCGTAAGCCCGCACGGACTGCGTGAACCCAGTCCGTGCATCAATCCGCCTGGTGATCGCCTCAACCGCATACAGCTGGTCGAGCGTCGTATCCGTGCCCGCGAGCAACATTTGCGTCCCCGGCGCCAACGCCAAATCCCCCGGCATCGTCGCCTCCAAAACCACAGTCTGCAGCGCTAGATTCGCGAGATGATTCGCAGCCAGGCTCGCCGCCTG